ACTGAACAATTTGGATCGAGTTTTGAATCAATACATATTTCTTTTATAAACTCATCTCTTGGTCCTAAATCAACTATTGTTGTTGGTTTATTTAAATTGTCAGGAATAAATGATAATCCGTTAATTGTTGGTGCCGATCTATAATAAAATCTTTTTTGATCAAATACAAATCTTACTAAATCTCTACAATATTTTAAAACTTTTTCCGATGTGGCCGTTCTTAATCTCGCCAATTTTTTTGCTTTAAATTGTAAAAAATATAATGAACCAGATAACCAATTATCAATAAATGAGTAATTTACAATTCCGCCACAAAACATTTTACCAACTCTTTTTCTTCTATAATATTCACTTAAAATTCTTGTTAATCTAGCCGGCGTTTGTGTTCCCGGTACAATATAAAAAACACCATTATAAAATTCACTTCTAGCACTTTGTGTTAAAAATCCACCATTATATGAATATGTTCCACAACTAAAATCTCTTATTTCATAATTAGGACCAGGATAGGGATAACGACTACGTGGTTGATTTGTAATATCTGCACCATAAATTGCTGTTGATAACACAACATCACCCTGACTTAATGTTGGGACATATTTTCTACGATAGTTTTGTGGTAAATAAGATGCGGGAGAACCACATCCTGAAAATGTGTTGTTATTTGTTAAATCTTCTATAAAATAACCAGTAACTAATTTATCGTCATATACCGTATCATATAAACCACATGTTCCTCCAGTGTAGTTAAATCCAAAAGTACCACCAATTTCATTTCCATCTGAACATTCTTCACATTCTGGATAAGTTATTAAACTTAATTTAGTTTGGCTATTTATTTGTAAACGTGTTAGTGTTTCCCTTATATTGTTGTTCGCACCTAATGATATAACCGCCTCAACAACTTGGTTTAGAAATTGAATCCCGATGTTTGTAAATTGTAAAACTACAAATTTAATCACATAATCTAATAACAATAAAAAGTCAGCAATCAATAATGTAAACGTATAATTTTTAAATCCGAAGTTTGACGGTGGTGTTAATTTATCACTACAATCTTCCTCTTCCGCTGGATGTAATTCATTTATATTTGCAAAATTTCCGTTAACTTGATAATTGCTGTGAAAAGATGATACGGTATAAACCTTATTATAATTAAATCTATAAAAATAATCTTTTGGTATAAATTGACCCCCTTCATTATATAATATTCCATAATCACTATTTGTACTAACAGCAATTGGTGGGTAACCGTTCCAATCCGTACCAAAATAATATGATCTATCGTCAATTGTGTACCCAGTTTCTATTATTGTTGCACCTGTTTGAGTTATTGTTTGAAACTCTCTAATATTTGGAACTAAATAATCAGCATTATTTCTTGCTCGTTCAATTCCTTTGTCATTTAAATTAAATCTAAAACGATAACATGCCGATGTTGCAATACCTTTATTTGGATCATTTGTATATTCGTTTTCACCAAATTCATTTGTGATAACATAATCCATGTTCATCTCCAACGGTAAAACAAAACCACCGTCATCTGGCACATCTTCATCGATTGGAAGATATTCTAAATAAGGCCTATTAAGTTCATCTTTAATTGGTAAAAATCTAATCGCTTCGATGTTTGCGGATTTTGCAACTAAATCACATTTTCTTCCCATCTTCTTTCTTGGGGTACAATTCTTATTAATTGCATTTTTACCATTATCCGTGTAAACACCACCAATTAAATAAGCGGTTGGTTTTATATTAACCCCTTTATCTGATAAATCAAAATCTGTTCTTGTAATACCAATCTCACATAAATCCTCGTTACCCCAAAACGGATAAACTTCAATAATCTTATCAAAAGTTACAATTTGTGGTAGGGAATCGATATCCTCAGATGACTTAAACGTATATTTGTTTTTAAATCCATCAGTACCGATACCTAATCTTTGTAGATCATATGGTCTTAATGAGAAACAACCAATATCAGATAAATCAACATCCACATGTATTGTTTGAGATCCTACCGGAACTCCCCATATCATAAAATCACCTGCACTATTTGTTTTTACCGTGTATTTGTAATATTTTTCATATACCTCTAAAACCTCTTCTCTACTTAAAATTTCACTTTGATCGGGAAATGTACCAGTTGCAGCATGTCCTCCGTGTTGTTGTCTTTTAGGTAATAGATTATATCTGTAATTAGAATCGTTTTTATCGGTAACCTGTTTGTATGGATATAATTCAGATATTAATGGATCATTTTCATCTTCCGTATCTAAGGGTATAAAAATAGAAACACGAGCATTACCTACCCCAAAACCATTGTTTGCAGTGATTCTACCACAAACAACACCATAGTCTGAACAAATAGACGTATATATATCTTGTTGTGAAAATTTTAAGGATAAAATTTCCAATACGTCAAAATCTTGTTTTAACTCGACCGTAATCTTTTGATTGATCCCTAATTTGGTTGAAATTCTATGCTTTTGTATCATTCTTATAATAAATAGAAACTATGTGATTTTCTATTATTATAACTAAAAAAACATTTAAAATGTAGCCGTTCCTAATGTTTTAACTCTTACACGAATATCTTTGTTTGGAAATCTAATTTGAAATATTTGATTTGATTTCATAAAGATGATACTATCTGATTGAGCAATTTCTTTTGTTGTGTTATCCTTATAAGTTTGTGAAACTTGGGCTAATGAATATTCACCACCAATTTTATTATAAACTCTTGTTTCGATTACGTTTATAACTCCGGTAACATCACCAATAATTTTATTTAATGCACCAACAAATAATGGATCACCCATTTTACGTTTAGTATAGTCGAAATATGTAATAACATCTTCGATTACAGTTTGAATCACATCAGTTTGGTTTGCGTTTTTATCAATATTTAAATCAATTTGTAATGACATGTCAATAACTTCACCACTAACAATGTCAATGTAATCATTAATCATTTTATATTCTGAAAGATAAGATAATATATTAGATTTCAATGTGTTAGAAACTGTATCGGTAAGATTACCCTTATCATCATAAGATAATAATTTAACTTTAATCTTGTTATCTTCTTCCATTACATTCACCTTTGCAGGTGCACCATATGTAGATGGCATTGTCTCAATCAATGATTTATAATCATTTAGAGTTACCGCTCTATTTTGTGCCGCAAAGTTATAAGAAACCATATTACGAATTTCTTCAATTGTTGGGGCATCAGCACCACCAACAGCTGGTGTTATGTTATTAACTCTCAACGATTGTACCACTTGTGAATTGAATGTTGATACGGGTCCTGAAACTATAAATTCAACATCATCAACCGTGGTAATCACATTAACACCTAAATTACTATCCTTACCACCACCAACACGATACCTAACAAATAAAGTCGTATTCAATTTTGGTGTTGTTCCTAAAGATAGATTATTAAGATAACTAGCCAAATTAACTTTCAATTGGCCTGTCATATAATTATCTAAATTATCCAATGGATTAACTGTTCCTGAACCAAAAGTTAATGAAAAATAACCTTCAGGTGTATATTCAGTAATAAATTTATTACTTACATCAATAAATTTACCCGCGGTAAAATTATTAGTATCTGAAACCGCAGTCGGATCTGGAATGAATACTTTATCTTGCATCAAAGACTTAACTTCATACCACTTATTTGTGGTACTGGTAAATTCATTTGATGTTGGGTTATTTGTGAATGTGGTACCATCTTTATGGATAACAGATGTAACACCCAAAACATTTTGTTCGGGTAGATATAATTTTAAGAAAGGTTTTTGATCAATTTGGTTGATGACTCTTCTAAAGATTCTTGTAATTCCGTTTACAACGGGCTCTCTTTTTACGATAGTATATGAAATTAATTTATTGTTAGAATCAAAATTAGGTATTTTCAATCTATTTGGTTCTCCTTTTTTATTAAAAGGAATTGAGAAATCAATATCATCTACCGTCTCAAAAATTTGTCCTCCTCCTGAAACCTGTGCTCCCGCCTTTAATAAACCCAAATATCTCGTATCTTCTTTATCCCCATTCACATTTACCGTAATTGAAAAATCACATAAAGCTACTGATGGTCTAACACCTGGTAACCTTAATCCATAAGTTTTTGCAATATGATATAGTGATTGTTTTTGTTGAGCAAAGTCTAACATTGTTTCTTGCCAAACTCTATCAATATGAAAATGAAGGTTATCCGCAACCGCCGCATTAATATCTAATAATACCGAATATACCGATGCGTCGTTAAAGTTCTTAACTAAATCCGGATAATAGTTTTTGGTTAATGTTACTAACTCATTTCTTAATCCTTGGAAATCTCTGGTTGCGTATGATATTTGTTTACTCATTTTATATGTTTAAAATTATAAAATCGGATGTTGAAAATGATCCGTTATTTACACTGTAATCTATTTTTACTACCGCAGTGTAAGGTTTTGTTGATTCATCAGAAACTCTAAATAATCTTTGATCCTCATCTTGTGACACACTTCTACTTTCATCAGGATCGTCCTCGGCGGACATGATAGATATATTATTTATTTCTAAATTTGGGATGTAATTCTTAACACCTTCTCTTATTTCTTCTTCGATTAAATTATATGTAACAATATCGTTTTGTTCAAAGATGTATTCATATATTCTTGTACCAAAATCTGGTAAGTAATACCTACTACCTTTCTTTGTTAAAATAAGGTGTATTAGATTAGCTCTAATCTCTTTTTCGGGGATTTCTGTCATGTTAAGGTAATCACCTTTCTGACTGTCTCTAAATGGATAATCGATACCGTATGTTACTGCCATATTCAATAAATATAAACAAACACAAAATGGTTATGTATCCTCTTTTAATTTTGTATTTCCTTTGATTGTACAGGGTGGGTCGTATGGACAATTTGAACAACCGTTGGAACAACAATACCCTCGTTTTTGTAAAAACAAAGAAGTCAGGACCATAAGCCCCGACTTCTCATCTATATAATAATCCACTCCTTCTTCTAATCTCATTAGATACTAGTTACATCACATTGTGCTCCACTACAAGCCTGTGCCGCATAATCGGAAATATTCTTGTATTGTGGTTTATCCAAAATGGTACCAAAATCAACTTCTTTAAATTGACGAGTAATGGTTTCCCACTTATAGAATAAATGAACGTCTTTTAAACAATAAACCATCTTCTTCAAATCACCTTTAAAGTAATTCTTAGCAAATTTCTTCGCTCTTGAAATCCAATATTTCTTTAATAGAACTTGTTCTCTTGTTCCCGTTACTGGAATAGAGTCGTCCAATAAAGTATCGGTCGCTAACCATAAGTTTTGATTAAAATAGTGTAAACCATCGATAATTAAACCAGACGCTAATACTGAACCTTTACCGTAAGTCTCAACTAACTCATCAAGATTTAACACCGATGTGAACGGTGCTTGATTGAAGTCTTTGTCTCCATAGTCTGACATGAAACTAACAGCGGTAAAGAAATCTCTTTGTTCCCAAATATAATCAACAATTGCGTCTTTATCGTCAATAATAACCGTACAAGATGTGTTGTGATTAACTGGCATGTAAGCACATAACTCAGGATTAGTTCCCGCATTTACCCAATGTTGTTGAACCAACTTAATTAATTCGAGGTGTTTAATACCTTTCATATCTTTTTTGAATAAACCAACTTTTGGATTTTCAACAGGAACGAATACAACATAATCTGATTTAGTTGAAGACCATACACTTTCTTCTAATAAGAAGTTCATATTTTCTTCTAACCATTT